CCACCTACAATTGCTTCTGGAATCCATAATTGCTCATCTCCAATATCTAAAGTTTCTCGAAGATTTTCAGGTAAGGATTTCCAACCTACATCATAATATGCTTGTGATTCTAATGGCTCTTTTTCCATCCAATCTAAATAAGGTTCTTTAACTGCATCTTTCCACCAATCATGAACTATTTTCTTATGATATCTCCTATTTCTATTTTTAGCCCTTCTATCTTGTACAGACCTACCACCTCCAGTTGCAGTAGCTGCAGCTTCTACATAAGTACCTGTTTCAGGGTCCCAAATATATCCACCTGTACCTTCATGAGCATCAGCAGTCCTCGAACCCGTTAGTCTCTTGCCAAGTCCACCTTTTTTACTCCATACAGAATGTCCTCTTCTTAAATTAGCAGTAGCGGTATATCCTCTAGTTCCTTTTTTCCAATCAGAACCAGGAGCAAATTGCACACCTGGCGTTAATAAATGCTCCCCTTTATAAGCATCTACAGACTTGTCCCATCTTTTCTTTTTCTTTACTCTATATCCAGGCATGTCTTTTAATTGAGCCATAATCTTTTCCTTTTAAGTTAATAAATCATCTAATAAATCAATTGTTTTTACAGCAATATGGACTCCTGCATAAATAGGGTTTGCATCAGCACCTGCTGCTCCTGCTACATCCATAGCTCCTGTAAATCTATCCCAACCAGAAGCATCTTTTCTGACAACATCATATGCTCCCATTACTTCACTTGCAGGTTCTGTAATAATGCTAGCTTTTTCACCAACTTCTTTAGCTGTATTAGCAACATTTTTTGCAGTTGTACTTGCGTTCATTAATCCTTCCTGCACCTTTTGTCCTAACTCAGTATCCTTTAAGAAGTCTTGAGTATTAACATATAAATCATCTAATAAACCACTGCTTTCATTTAAAATATCATTAGAATTTCTAATTGCATCTGGAGCCTGTATACCTATATCAGTAATATCTTTAGCACTAGCCAAATCATCATACTGCAATCCACCAAAATTGGGGTCTGATAATATAGGATTACTTTCTGTATCCATACCTAATTTGGCAAAAATATCTTTTGTGAGTTCTGGATTATCATAAGCATCTACAAATTCTTCAGGGGTAGGTATAATATCCTCATGACTTTTTATAAATGTCAATCCTTTACTACTTTTACCAAACTCAGTAGGATTATTTTTCTTAGCATAATCAACAATAGATTCATAATCTTTTAAAATTTGACCCTGATTAATGCCTGCATCTTTCCATTTTTCATTAGCAAGCATTCTACCTTCTTTTATAAATGCATTTCGTGCATCTAATTCTGAATTACTACCGATTGGTTTAATTTTAAAGTCTTTTATCTCATCTAAAATCTTAGTGACGACATCTGCATCTGAAGTCTTTCTAATAAGTTCTTCTACAGTATTAGAATTAAGTTCTTTCTTTTCTTTTTTTAAGTTAGGTATAACAGCTATATCTTTAGTATTTTTATCCATTATTTGAGCTATCTCAGACTCATTAAAGCCATTCTCACTCAAAGAAACTATTACATCTTCTTCAGCTAGTTGATATAACTTTTTAGCAAATTCATGACCAGTAGCATCTTTATTTTTCAATACCTCTTTAAATACTTCAGAGTCTCCACCAAAATAATCTGGTTGAGGATTTACTTCTAATACTTCATCTAGCTTTGAAAAAGCTAAATCCTGCATAACTTCTACATCTGGTTTAACTCTAAGATAAGAAGGTTGATATATATCTTCAATATAGCCTGTCATTCCTATAGAATCAGTTCTAGAAGAAGACTTTTTAAATAACCGCTTTGTATCTACGCCACCATATTCATCATGAACTTTTATACTATATTTGTCGGTAAGGAGTCCTGAATCTTCAACTTTACTATCAGCTAATTTATCATGTGCAATAGATAACTTCCCAAAAGCATCTGTCATCTTAAAAGCATTAGACAGAGCCTTACTTTCTTCATCTGGAGATTCAGCTTCTGCCCTAACTGGGCCCCTATAAGCAGCACGACCTCCATAAGTTTGTTGTAATCGTCTAACTGACATAAAATTAACTCCTATTTATCAATCTAATATACCACTCTTCTCTATATATATCATAATAAAAAATACTTCCATTTTCTATTGTCCAGTTGTGATTGTAGCAGGTAATGCTATTGCCTTTATAATAATTGGCGGATAATGTGTCCCTGTTGTTCTAAATCTACCATGTCTAAAATATGATGTCCCTGAAGATGTTTCAGCACCTCCAATATAATATGTATAGGAACTTCCTGCTGTCAAACCTGTCACTACAAATGATACAGTAGTCATATTTACATCTGTTTCATCAGAACTTTGAGCACCTGCATCATAAGTATGTATTTCATTAACTTCATTAAAAGTAGCATTATCAGACAGTGCAAGTTCTACAGTTTTTGAAGACGCATAAAGACTTGCTATCATCTGTATCTCTACATTTCCTGATGGAGGTGCTTTAAAAGTGACAGATAAATCTGTACCTGCTACTGTTTGCAATACACTTAAAGTAGCATCCATTGTAATTAAAGCATCGCCAGTGCCAGTGCCATCATTTTGTATTCTAGTATATCCTAATATCATACCTGCATAAGAACTATTAGCAGCACTAAATTCTGTTCCTGCTTTTTTAGCTACAAAATTACCATTATGAGAGTCAAGTTCAACACTTGCTCCAGAGTCTACTACAAAATCATCTGCAATAATTTTATCTAAGCTAGATATTGTTAAATCGCCACTAGAATAACTAACATCAGATAAATCGTTTAATCCTAAAGACACAGCTCCTCCAGAATCAGAAGTAAGTGCTATCGTACCATTAGCATTGGGTATTGTGAGAGTTCGTGTAGTACCTGCATCAACTCCGCTCACTTGAAAATCAACAAGCTTTGTATTGTCTGAATTATCTACAATATATAAATTATTATCTGCTATTTTTAATGCTGTTCCTCCCCCACTAGTTTGAACAACAGCCGAATCATTAACCATTACAGTATGATAAGTAGCACTCCCATCATGCACAGTTAAATATTTATTATCACTAGCTCCTTTTCCTATTTCATTAACAGCAGCAGCAACTGCAGAAACAGTTAGTTTAGATGCTTTCAGTTCCGCATCTGCATCATCAGCTAGATTTCTTACCTTTAATACGCCCGAATCATTTTTAAGTTGTACCCCTGTACCATCAGAACTAATAATCTTAGTAAGTCCTTTGCCGAATAAATGATTACTAGTAGCATCTAATGTGAGCTTAACAGCTTCCCCTACTTTATGCAATTCATAAGCTAAATTACTTTCTTTGGGATTTTTGGGTTTAATTATAATTCTATCTCTATCGGTCTTTGACTCTGAAGCAGTTTCCAAGGGGATTGAATACCATCTTTGTCCATACTTAGCAAATAAATGCAGTCCTTTCTGAGGTATTCTGCGAATGACAATATCACCTTCATGGCCTTCCATTTTTCCAGGAAAGCCTTGACCTATAGTTACAACCTTTTGTTTTCTAGATTGAACTGCATTTAAATCTTTTTTAGCCTTTAATCTTCCTTTATCATTCCGAGACTTCAATATTTTTACTCCTACGCTTTCGATATTCTATTGAAAGTTCTGTTAAGGATATAGTTGAACTATAACTAAGTGGCATATTTAATTCTATTTTAAATTGTATTGTTTTAACATTTGTCAATTTTACAAATTCTATTTCAGTATCAACCCCAGTTGAATCAACAACAGTAGTTACAACCTTATTTCCATCTGTAGTAATAGATTTTTGAGGTTTAATTTCTAAAGTACCTTCTGCTTGCATATCTATACCTTTTGACCCATATTTAACCCAATCATCTCTTGGAGTAAATCTATAATAAATATCTACCTGTATATTAATATTTGTAATTCCTTGAAAACCTAATATGATATTATAAATATCTTTAATGGTTGTGCTGTCACCCATATCAAATAATTTAGTAACTATATATCCTTGAGAGGTAAATCTATAATCCCTATCCCAAACTCTTATATGCGTAGCAGACATTAGTTAATTGACCCTCCATCTGTTGTATCATCGCCAGCTACATTAGCTAAAGTAAAAACATCTCCATTTTGCATTACTATAAAATTGGTACAATCTTTATTATTAATCATTCTATCTAGACCCTTAGCCCAACTTTCAGTATTAAAAGAATACATATATACATCTCCAGCATCATTCTCAGAACCTGTAATAGATTTTTTAATTATTAATTGATTATCTAATGGACTATATATAACCATAGAATCATCTGAAAAGAAATTCTGCCAAGCTTTTTGTTCTATCATTTTATAAGGAGAGTCGCCTTCATCCTTTACCATTAAATTTTCTATATCATCACCTCGATATACATAAACTCCTTTATTGTTAGCCCATGCAATTCCATCATCTACTTCTACAACATGATTCGTATGTGAAACTCCTTTAAAATTATGTGATGATTCTAAAAATGCAGTTGTTAAATCTGAATCAGCTACATTAATAATATATAAATGTCTTTGTTTGAATTGCAGAAGTCTACCATGAGCAGAATGAAGAGCTACAATGCCATCACCATCACTAGTGTCTACATCTATTACTCCATAAGGTGTAGGAAATATATCAAACATATTTGGAGGAGATGCTATTATTCTATCATTATGCACACGCTCATTACCTGTTTCATCAACATAGGATACATTACCTATCCAAGCTCTTCTTCCAGTAATAGTAGCAGTCGCATATTTTGCTGCCAATGCAGTAGAGTTACTATCATATCCTGTTATATATTCAAAAGTATCGTCTTCATTTGGATTGTATATAGTAACTCCAGTATTTCCTGCAGTTGTTCCAGTTCCACCACCTCCTGTGCAAGTATATCTAGCTGTGCTACCTTCTCGCGACCATTCACTTAAAATAGAGCCCCTACTATCTCTAAATCCATGTACAAAATCAACCATACCTAAATGATAATATATTCCATAATTGTCATCTTCTTTTGCATGATATAAGCGAATACCTCTCATTCTTTCATCAAATAACCATTCTCCTGCTGCATATGTACCTGGATGACAAACTTGCCTTATTTCTAATGTTACTCCATCGGTTCCAAAATCCCATACAGTATTAGTATCATCATCATCATAAGTAGGATTTGCTGCTACATTAGCATTTGTAAATGAATGTGTAGGCAAAGATTCAGAACCATCAAAATAAACAGCACTTGCGAAAAACCTATGCTTCCCAAACCAACCTCCAGTATCAGTGGTTGCTTTAAATGTAAACTTCCATCTTTGGCCAGTTAAATTAGTATCATTTTCCCAATTTGTAAAATCACTAGCAGTGCTTCCTCTTGCTGCTCTAATTATTCCCATAGTACCAGAAGCATTACCTGATTGCATTGTATAAGAATTTTTAGATGTTGAGTCTGATAAATTAATTCTCCAAGATAAGTCTTGATTCATTAATTGATTTCCTACAATTTTATTATTAGGTACTCCACATATATCTCCTGTTTCAAAATAATTAACTACTTTAGATTCATTATTATTACTGAAATTTCCATCTGACATTCTTAATGCACCGCCCTCAGAATAAAATACTGGTCTAATTGCAGTTGTTCCTGACCAACCTAAAGTATTAATAGCACTACCTGCATACCATCCCTTTAAATCATTCGAATATATTTGAAGTTTTCCAGCTTGATTTATATATGCAATTCTCTCATCATCTACTTTCTCTAATGTTCTATTTGCATCTGAATAAGAAGCAAATGAAAAAGAAGTATTAGAAGCTGATACTCCTCCAGTAGTTGACTCTATAGTCAATACTTCATCAACAGATGTAGCAGCAACTGCACCAGCTTGAGCTCCTGCTTCAATATCATCAGCAAATTCATCAGCCCATTCAGTAAGACTTGTCGTTAAAGTTCCTCCATCTGCTTCAGTATCCCCATAAGTTACTGTATGAGTAGTTCCATTTATATCAATATTCCAAGCATCACCACTTGCAGGAGTTCCAGATGCAGTCAATGTTTCTTTTTGTTTCTTGCTATGATTACCCTTACCTAATGCACAAGGCATTTCATTCATAATCCATCTAGAACTACCAAGGGCACTGAAATAATATAAAGCATATTCAAGATATCCTGTAGTGTTATGAGCAATATTTGATGCATAATTTAATTCTTGTGCTTCACCTAACTCTTGCCAACCCATATTATTTCCAGACCATAAAGAAGTATCTTCTCCAAAAGCTCCAGGATATGAAAGATGCATTAACCCTCTATCAGATAAATTCCATTCCATTGTTCCTCCTAAAGAAGGCTTCCCTGATGGATAATGAGCAAGTTCACTTCCTCCTGTATCGCTATCTTTTCGACTATTACCAGCTATCATTATTAAATCATAAACATAAGAATGATTTGCCCAATCATGATTATTCTCTCCACCAAATAAACCACCAATTGACCAACGATGAGCATCACCTAAAGTTTGACCTGTTCCTCCTGCATCAATAATATCTATTACAGGTAAAGTATTTAAAGTCAAAGCAGCAGTTTTTATAACAATTTTACCTTCCATTTCTCCACTGCCAGGAGTTAAAGCTGTAATTTTATGATTAGAGTCATCAGTTCTTTGATAATTTGAAAAAAATGTCCATATAGTTGAATTGGTTTCTCCAGAATAACTATTGCGACTTATTTTCAACTTATCATTTCCACCATCCTCATTAGTCAATATAACTTCACTTACAAATCCAGAAACTGAAGTATTTCTATTTATTGCAGTATGAATAGCTGTAGTCAGTTTATGCCCTATATTCTCAAAACTCACACTTAATCCATTCGCTATTGTTTGACCAGCTACATAATTAATATTATTATCTGGACTGCTATCAAATCCAGTTCCAAAAACAAGGGTTGCCATATCAGTAATAAGTTCAGTATCATCGTTTTCATCTAATACAACAAGCCAATTTGATGCACTGTAACTTGTAGACCCTCCCGAAGCATTTGTATATGTAGTTACTGTTCCTGAATCAGAGTTCCATTTATGTGCAGTAACTGAACTTCCATTATGTAAAGTCCCTGTAGAATAACCAGTATCACTAGATAATTTATATTCACTTGAGGCAGCTGCTGTCCCAAATAAAGGAACAGGATTACCAGATATTTCAAAAGTTCCATCTCCATTAGAATCTTCCCACTTCTGTGCAAAAATACCTATAGCAACATGGTCCCATCCAGTTATAGTATCATAATGATGATTTCCAGTACTTACATAACCTTCAACTGAAGTTGGTGTTAATATATTCCCTACATATTGACCAAACTTAGAATTACTTGCCTGAGTAGCAATACTACATGGACTAGCCATTGCAGCTGTGCCATCTGCAGGGTCTTGTACGTGTGTATGTGTAAACTTAACTCCTGAAGATGGAGTCATTCCATATCCAGAATTATATGTATGTACACCATATCCCTTTATAACAGTTCCATTTGGACTACCATAGTCTGGAGAATATTTTGTTCTTCCCATTGGAGTAAGCAATCCTTTTTCATCACCATGGAAATCTACCATCTCAGCACTTTCATTGCCCTTTAAATCACGAGGGTCAGAGTTATCGTTCTGACCCCCACTGAAATCTGTTATCTTTAAAACATCTTTAGCCATTAGTTATCGCTTCTAAGCCCTTTAATAAAACCTCTAACTACTGAACCAAAAATATTATCTATAATATCTATAAACCATGGCTCAATTTGACTATTCCAAATCTTTTTAGAAAACTGCCACTTTCCTAATCCGAGAGTCATTACCTTACCAAGGCTTTCAAAAGTAGTTTCTACTACACTGCAAATACTTTCATTTGGTATCTTCTTGAGGATGTATAATACTATACCTCCACTACCAATGCCACCTATCATTGTTGAATTGCTTACTAAAAAATCTAACATGTAAATACCTCCTAGTATTTAGTTTAATTACTTCTTTTTACGAGCTTTAGCCTTTGGCCTAGCTTTTGGCCTAGCTTTAGGTTTAGCCATCCTCTTTCTTCCAGCTGCTTTAGCTTTATTTGATGGTCTTCCTCTTTTTTTACCGTATGTACCTTTTCCGTATGGCATATCATTTCTCCTTATTTATGTGTTTTTCAATTATCATTAACCTGTCATTTAAGTTGTCAACCTTATTATCTAACTCATTAGGCTCTTCAACATATTTAAGAACTTTGTCTAATTTAAATTGTTTTGCTATTAATTTAATAGCTGCATTTATTAACATCTTTTGAACCATACTAACCTTTTATATACTCTCCCCATAGTGTTGTTTCACCTTTTATGATTTCCACTATTTCGACTTTAAAATTACCACCTTTAAACCAATCTACTATTGCAAAAGCATGGTTCCAATTAGTGAGCTTGCCACCCAACCAATCTTCATCGTGTTCTATATCTTTTAAGCAACCTAAGCTCCATGAACTTATAGTGCCTCCATTGAAAGTTTTAGTAAACCTTTGTAAGTCATGGGTATGTCCATACATAATGCTCTCACCATAATGGTCAAGATGTTTAAAAGCATGATATTTGGGAACATATTTTCCATGTGTAAAGTTTAACTTTCCTATTTTTAAGTTCTTTTTCTTATTATAAGGATGATATTTATATCCTCTTTCTTTTAGCTTTAATGCTTTAGAAGTCTCATATTGCTTTAAATACGGATATCTAGTAACAAATTTATCTAGCCATACTTCATGGTTACCTTGAACAAAATGTCTCTCTTTGCACCCAATTTTGTCCAAAGAAGCATCAATCCAATCCATACCAGCATTAACTTCTGCAATATCTTGCTCTAAAAGTGGCATTAAATCTTCCATTGGCTTGGCAAATCTACCTTTCCAATGATGAGTACTAAAATGAGTCCATTCTCCAGTATCACCTAAATCTATATATACATCAGGCTTTACTATTTCAATTGCTTGATTGACTACACTAATAGCTTCAGGACTATGTAACGGAAAATGTTTATCTGGTGTTACAATGCCTCGCTTAACGAGTCTATTATTTTTTGTACTCTTTATAGGTTTTAACTCCTATATAAATTATAGTTGCTATCCCAACTCCGACTCTAACAATAACAGGTAACCATTCTAACCATGTTATAGTCATACCACCTAAGCCTGTAGCAACCGTTTTCATACTATCTAACACTAGCATCTCCTACTATATTACTTAATCGTTTAGCTCTATTAGGAGTCTGTCTAGCCCATCTAGAATCAAGCATCTCTTTAGATGCCATCTTAAATTCAAAATTCTCTAAATACATTAAAGTCTTTTTAAACTTTGAAACTCCACTTATTCCCATTTGATAACACATTTCATATACAACGTCTTGAACTTCTACAGGCATATCTTTCAAAAAGGAAAATCTTTTATTAGCACTATCTATTAAAGTATCTAACTTTCGTCTAAGTATCATTTCAGCTATATCTTCATCCATAACTAAATCTTTAACTGCAAACCCATAACCTATAGTATCATAACCTTCAGTGCATTTATATACCTTATCTCTAAATCCTTCAGACAATTTTACTGCTTCTAATAAATGACTAGTCATATTATTCTCCTGTAAATGTTGAACTACTTACTAAAACTTGTGCTTCAGACTTAGTTAATATACTAAAATTTGGATAGGACTTACTAGCTCCTAATGCAATCAGTTCAGATAACACTCCTTCTTTCATAGACCACTCACCTTTAATAATGCAATATGCTTTATCATGTGAATAAGCAGGAACTCCTACTTTACCTGCAAATATTATCTCATGCCATGTAGGAGCTGATTTATATGTTACCTCTCCAGTATCTTCATCTACTGATTCCACTATTGGATATAGTGCTTTAATTTTAGCCCCAACAGCACTATCGTATGCACTGCTAGGTATACAAAAATACATTTCATAATGTGCCATTATTTGTGACTCCTTTTCCCTGCGTTATAAATTCTTAAAACTTCCTTTGCTGTTAATGTATCGCTATAAAATAATAAATCATCTATATGCCCTGGGAATGTTGCTCCACTAGGACCAGGACCAGTTCCCGTTCCATTCATATCATTTCCAATTAATATTGGATTATTACCTGCTTGCATTGCTCGAGAAGTAGCAGTTGCTTCATTATCATCAGCTTCTTTACCTTCTTTAGCTACTATAATTCCATTTATAAATACATAAAAGGGAGCTCTATTTGTGTTATTGCTAGCTCCATCCCCATAAGAAGTATGGTCTCCTGTTGTTGTAGTTTGTGACTCTTCTCTATCATGGTCAAACGTAACAGCATAATGAATCCATTCATCTACAGGACCATTTGCATATTGATTGACACCTACACTACCACCCATTGAAGTTTGAGTTCCATTCCACTCTCCATCAGCCCCAAATGAATGAGGATTGGTAACAGTTGAATTATTTAGGTTACCTAAAGCGTAATCAGTATATATAGACTCCGAAGCACCAGAGCCCCAAGTAAGATATGTATAAAGTACATTGTTATTATTTATTTGTACCCTTAGTCCTTGTCTAGCAGTAGCTTGAGAATCATCAAACAGCCTAACACTTTGCAAAGAACTTAGAATATCACTTGGGTTTGAAGTAAGTTTCATCCAAAGTGAAAAAGAGAAGTTGGTAACAGTGCTTGATGCATTTTGGACTGGAGCTTTAGGAATGAATACATAGGGGCCAGAATTACTACTTCCACGTACCCCACTAGGCTCTTCTGGTAAATTCAATGCATTAGTATCCTTCTGCCTATTCATTATAAAACCTTGAGTATCTCTAGAAGCATCTACTCCTGCTGGAATTAGTATAGTCTCAGAAACATTATTAACCGTTCCGTCATTACTATTCTTCAAATCTTTCCAAGTTGCCAGACCATTATTTCTCCAGTATGCTTTTAAGTTTGAACTAGCAAGTGAATGGGTTAAAGCATCTAATGCCTTACCATCATTATACAATTCACCAACTTGAGCTATTGATAAGCCTGTATCCCATAAAGATACTTCTGTTATAGCCCCACCAAATGGATTAGTTCCATCATGAGAATTTCCTATTAAAAAGTCTCTTGACCCTTCAGAATTATAAGCTCCATCAGGCTCTTCATTCTCATCTACATCTACAGATTCTCCATTTACAAATATAGTAGGATTATTATCAGTGCTATCATCATTCCAATTAACTGCAATATGATTCCAAGCTCCTTGTTTTATTATTCTATCATCAGTATCCCAACGTCCATTACTAGTACCGTTAAAAGATGCATCAAGTCTTAAAACATATTTACCGCTAGAAAGATTTTGTATGCCTATATACCATCCAGAAGTAGGAGATGTACCATGTCCTTTATGTACAATCCATTGAGCATCTGAACCAACAGGATAAATCCAAGCTGATACAGTACCACCTCCATTAAAAATATCATCTATAGTAGAATCTTTGCCACAATTAATATCAAAATCAGTGCCAGAATCTGTTCCAGGAAACCAAGCTAATTGATTATAGGATTGTAATGCTGTTTGAGGTATATCTAGTTCTTGGCTTGCTTCTGACCAGCCTGTAGCTACACCTACCTCTTTAAAAGATATATTATCTATAGTTACAGATTCACCATTAGCACAAATAGTTCTTACGTCAATACCACCTGCAGTTGCATCAGATGAACTAGCTACAAAAGTATCAGTAAATGTTGTAACAGATGCTGTTCCTAAACTTTTTGTTAAAGCACCACAATAATTATGAACAGATGGAGTCCCTGTAATTGCTGTCACCTCAAATTCTAACTTATAAGTTCTTCCTTCTATTAAAGTTTCAGATTGTGAGCAAGTGCCAAAACCACCATCAGCATCCCCTGTAGACACAAACGCTCCACCATTTATTGCTGTTGTAATAGTGCTTCCTGAAGTAGACCAAGCAGCACCTCCATTGCTAAAGTCACCTTCAGTTACCAACTCATCAAAAAACTCAGAAGTTGCATGATGTTTTTCGTTTATTGGATATATTTTTATATCAGATACTGTCATATCTCCAACTCCAGAATCTCTCTCTATTCTCCAATAAGTACTTTCAGATGATGCAAAATAAAAGCTATGAGTGCCAGTTGTAGTCATATCAGCATCTGGTTCATTGTCTCCTGGTCTAATTCTAAATTTACCTGATATACTATCAACTGTAACAACAAATTTATAAGCTACACCAGGTGTTAGACTGTTTAGAATTTTTAAGTGTACATGTGCACCATCATCACTCTTAAGCCTTATAGTTTTATTATCATTATCTATGTAAGTATGAGTATCACCACTATCACCTGCATTTGACACCCAACTTCCTACGTTACCATCTGTTGTTATTCCTGTTCCAGAAAAAGTAGATGTCCAATTTACAATATCATCACCTAACCCTGTATTAGCTCCATCCATTATAAAATGTTTACCATCATTAACTCCATCACTCCCTCTATGTCCATCTTGCATAGGATACCAGAGTTTTAGATTAGACTCTGTGAGTGAGGTGCCACCATTATTTAATGCTAAAGATTCAGGATTAAGATAGTCATATAATGCGTCAGAGGCTGACCAAGTTGCATTCCATAATTGCACATCAGACAATTTACCAGAAAACATATTTATTTGAGATGTAAAAGACCTTGCACCAATAAATACATCACTTGTAACAGATGGTATCGTTATAGATATAGAGGCTGAACCAGCTTCCACTCCATT